CCATGCTCCCAACAAAAGAACGGAAGGTGCTTCCGTGAGCACTCGTGTCCAAAGTTTCTTTTGTGGTTGTCAGGCTCCAGCTTCGAGTGCCAACAATTGCGGCGTTGCTGCTGCCTGCAGCGTCAAATTGGACTGATCCCGCTTCGCCTCGGATGGTGGCCATGGTCAGAGTTCCTCGATAGATTCAAAGGTCACACGGACCTGTGTTTGAAAATAGCCCTCGGGCGCTGGCGAAGCCAGTGCCTCTGGACCGATTGGAGCGTCGAAGAAAACCCCCGACACGTTGACCCTATTGTAAAGGTCTCGTATTCGTTTTCCAAGTTTGTAATTGGAGCCAGGGCCACGGCCCTTAGCCGTGAAGATATTCAGCACCACTAAACCAACAATCCGATTATGGGTGTTTGTGGTTGACCCCTGGTCCAGATATTCACTTGCGCCAAAAGTTGTTAAACACTGCACCCATGAACTGTTTGGGGCTGGTTTGTAAGGCATGTTGTGAAACACCACCGGGGTTGGCGGGGTTTGGGCTAGCTCAGTTGCCAGCCTGCCCTCGATCGTTGATCTAATGGTGTTGAGATCTGTCGCGGCCATCGGTTACCTGCCTTTTTTAAGAATGGCTTGAAAGACATCTCGAGCCCACGGCTCCAACTCTTTCGCAATTAAATCTGGAAAGCCTGGAACAGTTCCCTGCCGTGTGCGAAATTTACCTCCCCAAGAAGGCGGCAAAGCTGTGCCATAGATCACTGGCTCTGCATATTCAACATTATTAGTCACAACACCGTTAACCGTGTCTGGCTGCCATCCACCTTGCAGCCTCTCCGTTTCTCCAACTGGAGTCTCTATAACCAGCCTACGATGGGCTTCAAGAGTCACGACGCGAACAGTTTTATCAATGCTCTCGCGCAAATAGTCACCAATTTCATCAAGTGGGATTTCTTTTGCCATTGCTATGCCCTCAACACAATGTTGTAGGTCAAATCAACGCCAGTAAATTCCTGAATGCGCACCTCAATAATTTGGTGGACAACAGAACTGATCACAATCTGATCGGTCACAGTTGGTCCTGACGTGAACTCGCTTGCTGGGACAAGCAAAACCTTGTCGCCAGACTGAATCAGTTCGTTCGCCTCCCGTAAACTGACATTGCTCAGAATGCCTTTGTGCTCTGTGTCTGTAGTGGTTTCGCCCACAGTGCCATCGGTCACGTTGTAAGACCCTGCAGTAATTAAACGAAACGTTACGTCAGTGCCAATTTTAGCGAACGCTTTAGGCAGCGTTTTTGCAATTAGATCTCCTAAGGCCATGCGTCAGGCTTTGTAAAGGAACAAGCCAGAGCCACTGGCACAGGTCACAGACGTGAACCGCACATAAATTTCAGTACCAGCAGCAATGTCCATGCTGCTTAAGGCATTGCCTGAAATTTGCTCGCCCGTCATTGCGCTGATGGTTGTGTCTTTATAGGCAACAAAACCGACAAAATCGCCAGCATGTGCCTGGTCATCTGAAACGTGCTCAAAAGCAACAACGTCATAACTCATGCCCATGTCAACTCCGTTTAATTGCAATGTTCCCCGGCCCGCTTATTCTAAGGCCTGTCAAATATCGCTCAACAATTGGCGGGATACGATCTGCGCCCACAGCGCCGAAGAAATTAGGCGTGATGTTGATCGAACCTACCTGTAAATTTTGGAAATCCTCAAGACCGCTTAAGGCCAAGCCATCAACATTGTTTTTTAGATAGACCGCCAGCTCAACTTGCGCACGCTTTACCTGGTCAGGTATTTCAGTCGTTGTGTAGTAATCAACAACTGAACGAAACGCAAAGCCAAAGCTATAGACCGGCGTGTAGGTGTCAGGCTTACGCACGCCATCACGCGGCCATTGCAGGGCCTGCGTATTGGTTGCCCTTGCACCTAAAAATCGTTCACGGTCAAGACGTTGTGCAGCAGTTGCCAGTGCCCGATTTCTTGTGTCATCAGTGCCTGTAGACCACTTAGACACATCTGTGCTTGACACCATTGCGTCAACTAAATCGTTCGCGTCACTCAGCGTTATGTAGCTGTTGGCGCTTGCGCCTCCCACCGTTGCGTCGATTGTTACTGCCATTGGATGCCTTGTCAGTGCCTTTTTCTGATTCTGACTTGTCTTGAGAAATAAGGCTGGCCGCCTCCTTAGAAGCAGCCAACCTTTCTTTCATACGCCGGAAAGCGTGTAGAGCCATCAGTGTGTGCCAGAAGGCATTGAGTACAGGGTGACGGCCTCTGACGAACTGGTGACATTAGTCACTTCGCCAATAAACTCCCGTGAGGCAGCATGGGCGACGGTGTTCGTGTTGTCCGATTGCAAGGTGACACCAGTGCCACCCGCAAGGGTCATCGCGTGAGTCGCGGCTGCTTCATTCCGCAGAATTAGACGGAAAGAAGACCCAACCCTGCAACCTGCGATCTCTGCAACGATTGCCGCTGCTGTCGCAGTGGTTACGGTGCGACCTGCGCTGGGCGTCATGCGGACAAGAGAGTCAACAGACTGTGCAGCGGTCAGGGTGGTTGCTTCGTTGCCTGCTGCAACGACAGTAATGCCAGAAACTTCGCGAGCGAAGACTGGCGATTCAAGCTCAAAAATTGAAGCCATGATCAGTTACCTCCGGGTCAATCGTGGTTAGAAACAACTGTTGCCCGAACAATCCCGATGTTCTTTGTCTCGTAAACCAGCGACCAGTTGGACGCAGTTTCGAGTTGAGTTCGGGTCGGGTTGGTTGTAGTGACGCCCCACTTGATTCCCACTGGGTGGTAGAGGTAGTGAAGGTCAAATGAGACAGCTGATTCCTTAGCTAAGATGTCTCTATCAGTTTCAGTGCGTAGCGCCTGCTGTTCACCAGTGCCGACAGCGCCGGGAGTGAACATGTAAACGCCGTACTCAGTAGAGGCACCGGAGCCGGTTTTGGGGATGTCATCTGACACGACGACACGCATGCCCATGTATTCAGCAACAACAGGGTTGCCAAAAGTGTTGGACATATCGCCGCCTGACTGAGTGGTGGTTGTGCCACGCACGTCAGAGGTGTCGATGTAACGCAACGCGTTGCGCTCTTCCAGGTCGTAGTAGGTAGAGCTGTGCATGGCAATCACGCTCAGCTTGTCCCCTTGGTCGCCCAGCAATGCGCGAGCACGAGAAACAGTGCGGCTGCTCAGGATCGCAGGAGTATCGCCAGACTCCGAGTCCAGGCACAGATCAAACAGAGCCGATGAGCTGCTGTTGCTGTTCAAAGAACCAAAAGCACCCTGCAGGGTTGAAATCAAATCTTTCTGCTTTTGGTGCGCGATGTATGCACCAAGCTTGTTGCCGATAGCAGCTTGCAGATCAGTGCCCGCCGCAAGGCTGGCCATGTCACGCGTGGAGAATGCGTCTGCCCGGTGCAGCACAACTCCAATCTGCTTATCAGCAGTAATTTTCTTGGGTGTCAGCGATGTGCTGTCACTCATAACCTCAAAGTCACCAGTCAGGTTGGCTTTGATGTTTGGGATGTTGACAAAATCACCACCATCCTCCGAGGCATTAAGAGCTGCGAGAGGAGCAACAACACCGGACTGCAGAAACTTGTCCTGATTTGTCGTCTGCTCTTCAACGTAGCCCGTAAAAATCTCGGGAATGATAATGTCCGACCTTCTGGTGGCCATAACTTTCCGAATAGATGAACAGGATTAGCGGGCGCAGCCCTAAGTCACTCGGCGCAGCTTTGTGACTATCAAATAAATCTTACCGTGTCTTGTATTGCTCCGCAGCTCTTCGATAAGCCATCCAACGCTCACGACCCTCTTGCTGATAAATGTCGTGCTGCTTGTCTTGTCGGCCTTCCGCAAACAGCTTGATTACTTCAGGATCAAGATTTGACGTGCCGGGGTTAACGCGAGCAGTTGGGGCACCGCTGCCATTAGGCGTTTGCTCTTTGAGAATGTAGCGACGTTCTTCTGAGAACTTGCTTCGCGCCCAATCCTGGATGCCAACTGGCAAAGGTCCGCCATCATCAACCATTGGTCGACCGTCTTCAATTTTGATTTTGCGCGGATCAATAAAATTGTTCAGCACCAAGTCAGGGTCATGCACAACCTCGCTCAGCGCAGCAATAGCAGGATTAATTAGCTCTAAATTTCTGACCTTTTCCTCCAGACCAGCAATTAGCTTGTCTTTTGCCTCAAGTGCTTCTTTGAACTGCTGCTGCTTGACCGTCAAAGCTTCGTCGTACTTGCCTTGACTTTCGAGTTGCTTTTGCTCGGTGCGTTGCTTGAACTCAAACAGCTCTTGTACGTCAGTGCCTGGCGGCAAAGAAGACAAACGACCTTCAATGTCTGCAAATTTTTTCTTTTCGTCAAGCAGTTGTTTGTTTTTTGCGTCCATTGCGTCGATGCGCTGCATCAAACGCTGGATCTCTTGGCTTTGATCTTTCTGTTGCTCCGGCGCAGCCGAATCAATGTTCAGATCAAGTGTTCCGTCATTAGGCATGTGTAACCCGCAGGGTTATTTGCGCCCTAATACTATTACCAGAGAAACCGATTCGCCCAGTAAGCGCCAGAAGTTCGCCCGCGTTTGATGTTGGTTGCGTGCCTTTTTTTCCATGCACCGCGCTTTTGCGCATCTGCTTGGCTTTCGCCCTCACGCTTTGGAAACCTGTCTGCGCCTTGCAAACCAAAACGAATCAATCGATCGCTGCCGTTTTCTCTGATGACCACTGCTGCTGCATATTTTGGATGTCGCGGCGTCATTTTCGGTTTGCCGTAGCCCTCAAACCTTCCACCGTCTGGGTGCTCAATGGTCATTTGCCTTTCTTGCTTATGGCCAATCGATGCGCCTCTGTGAAGCTGATTCCTTCTCGCATTTTGCGTTTCATGTAATCCATGTGCGCTTTTGTGTGCCCATGCGTCTCCTGATGCCGTCGTAAGGCATTTTTTTGACGCGTGGTTAGCTTCATGGCCTTAGCTGCAGTTGTTTATTTGCGCTTAGTTGCCTTGCCTGTTTTGGCTGCCTTGGACAACTCAGACCTAGGTTTTAAGACTGCGTTGCCTGTCGCCTCAGATTTGATGCGAATGATTTCGTTGGTTTCAGTGCCAACTCGCACCACTTCACCACCGGTTGGGCCACGCACGACATGACGACCAGCGCCCTTG